AGGGGTTGTTGCCTGCACCAACTGTGTCGACGCCTCAGCCGATGCACTCGCTGCGCCGTCGACGTCGGAGGCGATGATCTTGTAGTAGTAGGTGGCGGTGTAGTCAGGTGGTGAGGGCCGGTGGGTGTACGACGATCCCGTGGTCGCCACCAGCAGGTTCCCGGGGCCAGGGGTGAACCCGGTGGTGGTGGAGCCGTACAGCGAGTAGGTGACGGTGTCGTGGTTGCTGATCGGCACCCAGCGCACCGAGACGAAACCGACCCCACCCACCAGTACCGGGGTCGGGCTGCTCGCGGGAGGGAGCCCGTCGGACGGTGACGCCGGCAGGGTGGTTTCGTCGATGAACGACCCGTCGATGACCGGCTGCTTCCCGAGGACATCGGTGATGACGAAACGGTCGTCGATCCGGTCGAACAGCACCGTCTCCCGCGCGCCCTCTTCCCGGATCCCTTCGGGGATGCGGTCCATCAACGCGTGCGGCACCAGGACCGTCAACGCGTCCTCGGTGTTGGGCACCATGACGAGAGCGGTCTTCTCCACCACCGTCGGTGTGACGTCGACCCGGGTTTGTGCGGTCGCCGCGCCGGTCAGCCCGGTGGCGAGGGTGATGGTGAGTGTGTCGAAGTTCGCGGCAGTGTAGGTGTAGGTGACGCCGTTCAGCATCAGAGATCCGCCGTCTTCGTTGAAGTCGACGATCGAATCCACCACAAGCGACGTGGCCGACAGCGCGGCGTCGGCAGCGAGGTAGCCGCCGAGGGACGCCGACTGCGCCGAATGGATCAAACCGAGATCGGTCACCATGCACTCCTTGCCCATCCACGCTTCGGCCGGAAACCCCTACTGGTCACGACCGGCCGCAGAGGATAAACACCGAGCCGCTTCAGGTACCCGATGCTCATGACACCCCCGGCGGTGAGCGGGATGGAAAACTTCGTGGCACGGAATGCGCTGGATGCTTGGTCGGTGTCGAACCGGCACACGTCCATCGGTTCCAGGTGCGGCAGCGGGAATGCGTCGAACTGAACGTCCACCGACTGCAGCAGCTTCGACGCGAGGATGGATTTGGCGAAGCCTTCCGCCTCGAGCTTCGACCAGATGGTGTTGTTCTCGTACACCTCGAGCAGATATCTGGGGACACCGTTGCGGCCGAGCTTGGTCGGAGACAGTGGGTGGGCTGCTTGTGCGATCGCGGTGGCGCGGACAGCGTTCGCGCCCCGCACATAGACGACGTTCTTCAGGTCATCGAGGGTGTAGGAGATCTTCGGAGTGGTGAGGATCGACCCGCCGTTGCCCTGCTTGAACCGGAACACCGACGACTGTGGGCGGGGCCTCAATCGGCAGACGCCGCGGCCGTCGTAGAACAACTGCAGCCCCATCCCCGTAGCGACGTGCTTGGCGACACCCCACGGCGTGTTCGTCATGCCGATCGCGTAATCGGACGGGAGCTGCGCCGTGTACTCGGGGAACGAGAACTTCGTCTCCCCGGCCCGGGTCTGCAGGATCGACTGGATGACGTCGACCTTGCGCCACCCCTTCGGGTAGGTGCGCGGGGTCCACACCTGCCCCATGCCGAGAAGTTCTTTGCCTTGGCATTCGACGTTGATGATCGCGTCGTCCCGGTCGAGCTTCGTGATCGGCCCGGTGAACACGGGGATCGTCACCCACGTCGCACCAGTGGTGGCGGCCTTCACGGAGTAGTTGACCTGGATCATCCGGTCCACGTACATGGCGCCGTCATCGGGACTGTCGGAATCCAGCGTGACGCTGCGGTTCGGGTCCAGCAGCGACAAGGTGCAGGAGCGGGTGATGTCGGCGTCCGCGTCAACGTTCACCTGGCCGTCGAGCAATCTCCAGGTCAGGTCGGAGAGCTTCGCGCCGGCCAGGTTCAGCAAGGTCACGGTCACGTGGATGGAATGGTGATCCACCAACGTGGCGTGCAGCGCCGTCTGCTGAGCAGCGGTCAAACCCAGGGGAATCACAGGTCCGCCTCGAACGGGGGCGTCGTTGCCCAGAAGTCGAACGAGACACGCTTGCGGAGCTCGGGTTCCGGGATGGGTGCCACCACCAGGTTCCCGATCACCACGGGGATGGTGAAGTTCCCGCCCGTCGGGGTCAGCAGGTAGGTGCGGCCAGGTGTGGACTTCAACGTCCACAAATTGGCTTCCTGCGCCGCAACAGTCCCGAGCGAGGTGGCCATGATCGACCCGGAGATACTGCCCTCATAGCCCCGCAGAGCTTGCGTGACCCGGATCCCGCGGGAACCCCCGACCGGGGTGTAGGTCTCGGCGACCTCCCCCATTCCCCAACTGCCCGGGTCGCGGTCGAACAGCTGAATGTAGATGCCGCGCTCGAGATCCTGCAGCCAGGTTCCGACCGGGTTCAGCGTCTTCACCACGGTCGGGTTGGACGCGGAGGTTTTCCCGTTCACCACCGCCTGGACCGACCATGTCACCGACTTGCGCGGGTCGGCGCCGCGGTCGGTGTAGGCGTAGTTCGTGCCGCCCGTCGACAGGGAAGCGGGCGTGAGGTTGGAGGCGATGATCACGCCGTCGCGGCGGACCAGGAACGTGTCCGGTGCCGTGGACCTCGACCACGTCAACGTGACCGCCGGCTGCGGGGTGAGGTCGGTCGCCGCCAACGACGTGACCGGTGAAACCGTGGCGTCGTAGTTGTACGTGAACGCCTGGGTCGCCTGCACGTACGGCGGATCGTTCGGGGTCGACTCGCGGGAGATCGTGTCCCACGTTCTGACGTACGCCGTGTAGCTGGTGTCGTCCTTCAGGATCCCGTCCGGGAGAGTCCGGGACGTGGTGGCGCCGGTGATCTTCCCAGTGTTGTAGACGATCGTTGACCCGTGGGTGATGAACACCTGGTACGCGGCCTGGGTCCTACTGGTCAATGCCCAGTTGATCGGTGGGGTCGGTTCGCTGATCAACCCCGTGCCCGGAGGATTGCTGATCGCCAGCGTGCCTTGGGTTTGGCGCTGGAACTGCGCACCCTGCGACCAGTCCGACCACAGTCCCGCGCCGTCCTGGACACGGACCCGCCAATACGTTGACGACCCCGACGCGAGTCCCGCATAGGCGGTGGTGGACAGGTCGAGCTGCGCGTCCGAGGTGAGGACCGTGCCGGAGTCGAAGGTCGGGGAGGTCCACACGTTGGTGGCGTTGACTTGTACCTGCACTGCCTGCAGCAGTGTGTTGCCGGCGTCGTCGGTGAAGTCGAATCTGAGGATCGGCTTCGACAGCGACACGGCCCGGTTCCCGGACGGTGATAACGTCGACGGCGCCTGGGGCTTGTCCGAGTAGGTGATCTCCAGGACCGGCTTCAGGGTCGCTGCCTGCGTGGAGTAGAACGACAGGTACTCGTCGGTCGTGGAGACAAGCTTCCACCCGTACCACGCCGTGTTGCCGTCGGCAATCAACTGGATGTGGGCGGTGACATCGAACGCCCACTCTGCGCCACCCGAACCGGCCCCTTGGGTCTTGACGACCTGACCGGTAGAGGTGGACGCGGGCTGGTTGTTCCACGTCACCGTCGACACGTTCCATGCCGCGGTGACGCGCTGCAGGTTGATCGTGTGCGACCCGGCCTCCGTACCGACCTGGTACAGCTTCAGGGTCGCGGAGACGATCGTGACACCGAACGGGAACCCGCGAGCAAAGTAGATCAGCCCATTCACCTGGGAACCGGTGCCGGTCGCCTTGGTGAGGATGCTCGTGGCCCCGGCATAGTTCGCTGCCGGGACACCCGCGACCACATAGGTGTCGTTGGCGTTCCGCAACGTGACAGGGGTCAGGCTCACGGGGTCACCCCTCTCATCGGTGCATCCGGCCTACGGTCCCGGTGAACTCTCCGCTGGCGTCGATCTCGCCGCGCACCACCCGCACCACTTCGTCCCCGATGTAGATCGGGATGGTGATGGGTGTGCGCAGTCCCGCTTCCTGCTCGGCGGTGCGGACCGTCTCGGTTCGCCCGGACGTGTTCGCCGCGAGCGTCCCCGACCTCCACCGGCCACCGGTGTCGAACGTGTCGATACCGAGGTCGTTGGCCATCTGCCTGGTGACCCTGCCGCCGTTGGCGAAACCCTTCACGTGGGCACGGTTCGTGAACAGCGAGCTCCGGGCGCCGCGGGCATTCTTGCCCATGCGGACACCGACGCCGCCGGCGGACTCGATGTTGGTGCCGTTCACAGTAGCGGCAGTGTGGCCCGGGTTGCCCTTGAACCATCCCACCTCGAACGCCCCGGGACCGGACGCGAACATCGACCACGGCATCGACCCTGTAGCACCGAGCCGGCTGTACGGGTTCCTACCCCTGGCGACGTTGATCGCGGCCGAGATGAGACCGGAGCAGTCGTACCCGTTGGGTCCGACACCGCCCCAGATGTAGGGCTTCCCGACCTGCGACCTCACGAACTTCAGCACACCGTCGAGGGTGGGGTTGAACTTCGCGAGAGCGTTCCCCAGGGTTTGCGCGATCGGCCGCGCCACCGCCACGGCCACGGATGCGATGCTTGAGATCGATCTCCCGAAGTAGGGGAAGTCACCCTTCACCCCGACGTCGACCGGGCCGCCCTTCGCGTACCGCAGGACGGCTTTGCGCATCGACTCGACCGCGCCGTGACCACCGGCCTTCTGGACCTCCTTCGCGGTCCACACATGCTCGCCGTTCGACAGCATCGCCGGGATCGAATCCGACGTACCACTACCGGGACCGAACACGCCACCACCGGTGGCGAACGCGCCAGCCAACCTGCGGTCATTGGCGTTCTTGTTCTTCCGGGCCTCCTGTGCCGCCAGAACAACCGGGGTGATCTTGATCGTCTGGTCGCTGATCCCGGCCAGCTTCGCATTGACGGAGTCACGGAACTTCCCGAACTCGGTAGCTGCCGCCTTCAGTTTGTCACCTAGGCCAGGGACCCAGCCGAACGCCTTCGCAGCGCCCTTGATCATGGTCTCGATGAATCCGAGGAAGAAATCGATCACGTACTGCAGAGCCGCGCGTGCGGGTTCCTTGATGGCGTTCCATACGCTCGCCAGGATGCGGCCGAAGTCCTGCGCCCGCTCCCACGCGAACTTCAGCGCCTCCCAGAACGCCTTCAGGATCGGTTTCGCGTAGTAGTTCCACCACAGCGAGAAGACGCCAATCACGATGTCGATGGCGGCCTTCACCAGCGGCGCGAAGAACTGGGCCGCCTTGCGGATCCCATCGAACGCGCCCTGCAGGATGTCGCGGAACTTCTCGCTGTGCTTGTAGGCGTAGATCAGCCCCCCCACCAGTGCGGCGATCGCGATCACCACAAGGCCGATCGGGTTCGCGGACATCACCAGGTTCAGTACACCCTGGACCACGGCCCATGCCTTCATGGCGGTGATCACGGTGAGGATCACCGCGGCGAACGGGACCAGGAAGTCCTTCGAAGCCAGCACCTTGTCGGCGAACGTCTTGATCGGCGGCAGCACCTTGTCGTTGAGGAAACCGGCGAAGTCCTTCAGGCGCGGGAGGACTTCGGTCTTGAAGAACCCGAACACGTCCTTCGCCGCAGGCGCCAGTTCATCACGCAACCGCTGCACAAGCCCCGCCACGGCCGGCGCCACGGTGTTCACCAGGAACCCGCCGAACTCCTTCAAGCGGGGCAGGACTTCGGTCTTGAAGAAGCCGAACGCCGCGATCGCCCCGTCCCGGACACGGAACAGGAAGTCGACGAACCCGGAGTCCTCTGAGACGCCGAACGCTTCCCGGAATCCCTTGGTGAAGTCGCCCTTGAAGATCAGCGACGCCAGCGCCGACACGGCAGGGATCGCCTTGTCGCTGACCCAGTTCGCGAACTTCTCTGCGGTCGGCAACAGGTGGCCGCCGAGTTCCTCGCCGAGGTTCCCGAAGATCGTCTTCAACCGGGTGAACGGGTCGCCCGCCGCAGCAGCAGCGCCACCGAACTCGGTCTGCAGTTCCTTCAGGATGATCTTCTGGGCATCCATCGTCTTACCGGACTCAACCAGGGTCTTGATCTGTTCCTTCTGCTTATCGGTGAACGACACCCCGACCTTCTGCAACGCGGTGACACCCTTGATCGGGTTGTTCAACGCCTTACCCAGTTGGATCGAGGCGGCCTTCACCCCGTTCGCCGACACCTCGCCACCGTTCAGTGCAGCGGCCATGTCGGTCACTGTCGAGGTGGCCTGGTTGAAAATGTCGTTGCCCTTGCCGACCTCGTTACGGATCCCGGTGAAGGTGAGCAGCAGGTTCGCGCCAGATTGGATCGTTTCGTCATCCGCCCCGCTCTTGTTACTGATCGCGGTCGCCAAGTCCCCGACCTGGCTGGCGGTGATCTTCGCCGCGCCACCGGTGGACTTGATCGCGGCAGCGGTGAGACGAGACACCCGCGCGGAATCGGCAGCGTCCTTGATGAACCCGCCGAACACCTGCGCCCCCTTGATCGCGGCGAACGCACCCACGAACAGGCCGGCGGACCGCTTGACGATCCCACCGAACGCGCCATTGAAGCCAACACCGAAGCGGCCGGCGACCTGCGAGCCTTCCTTCTTCGCGTCGATCGCCGCTAGTTTCTTCTTCACCTCCGGCCCGAACTTGTCGGTATCCGGCTTGACTGTGACGAAGACTTCGGTGAGAGCGGTCATAGCGGAGCCACCCCCAACGCAGCCAAGAGTTGCGCCTTCTCCACATCAACCGGAGGAGGCTCGGACATCAACCAGTCATCGAACTCATCGACCATTTCGCCAGGAACAAGCTTGCCGCCACCAGAGATGACGGCAAGCTCTTGCGCCTGTATCTGGTCCACCTGGATCGCGTAGACCACGTCGCACAGATCGGCCAGGGTCAGCCCGTCTGCTGCCGCGCTAGCACCGCCATCGCCAGATCCGGCCTGCCCTGCGACTTCAAGCGGCGCACCACCTCGAGCGAGGATGAATCTTCCTCGGAGGTAGGCGTGGTTTGCTGCGGCCCATCCGATGAGGCGGAAGGCCGCGAAGTAGGGCGCTGCGAGAGGACATTCATGGTGTCCTTCACGACCTGCAACAGGTCGTCGTCATCGGCGCGCGTGGCTTCAGCGTGCTCCTCGAAGCGGACCCACTCGTCGTCGGCGATGCACTGCTGCAGCAGCTTGTACATCGCGACCAGACCCTCCTGGTCGGACGAGTCGACACCTCGCTGCGCGATCACCGCGAACTTCATCAACGGCATCAGGCCGACCTTGCCAGCCAGACGGAACTCGGCACCGTTGAACGTGATCCGCTGCCCCTCCGGCTCCGGCGTGGACTCTGCCACGATCTCAAGCGGCATGTCAGGCCCCGAGTCGCGTGGCGCCGGCCGACCACACGGAGAACACGGCACCCGCAGGCGGGACCTCGAAGTTGAAGGTGCACGGGATGCCCGCGAACGCAGGGGCCTTCTGGAACTCCATCGCCACCTCGCCACCCTGGATGGTCTGACGCATCACGATCCGGGTGGTGTTGTCGCTGGATTCCCACCCGATCATCACGCGGATCTCAGCTCCAGGGGCCACCGGCTCGAACAGGCCCAGTGCTGTAGCGCCGGTACCGGAGACCGGGGTGATCGCACCGACGCCGCCGTTCATGGCGCGCTTCAGGTTGTGCAGCGTGTAGTTCGCGAGTGCAAAAGCGATGTTCCCGGAACGCTCCGTGGTGGCGTACTTGATCGGGTCGAAGAACTCAGCGACCGACATGGCCTCCACGGTCGACGAGTAGGAGAACGTCGAACCCTCCTTCGTGGCCCCGAGGGAGATCCACGCGGCTGGCCATGCGTCCGTGAAGACGGAGCCCGCGACAGTGTTCGTCGGGACAGTGGACAGCAGCGGGGCGATGTACAGGTAGCCCGGGTCAGTGAGTAGGGCGGGTACAGCAGTTGCGCCTGGCACGTTACGGCCCTCCTAAGGGCGTCGTGGGTTGGGAGAGCCGCATCTAGCGGCGGTTGTTGATCTCGTCCGCAGCGGGACGAAGGTGAGGTCTGGCCGGAGTGTCTTCGGTCCCAAGTTCGACTAGAGCGCCATAGAACGCGGTCCGCTTGTCCCAGCCGACGTGGTACTCGACCATCCCGGTCTCGCGGTCGTACACGTTCTCGACCCGGATCCCACGCCTCAAAGCACCGGTTTCTTTCGGGGCTTTCTGGCGGGCGATCTTACGGATCTCAGCAGCGACAGCGCGGACCTGCTTCTTCACCGAAGGCGCCTGCGTTACCGCAGCCAGCACCTCGGGTCGAAGCGGGCCGACACGCATCAGGACACCGGCCGACCGAGGGACTCCATCAGGTCCTTGTGGGCCTTCGTCCCGACCTTCACCGCGAGACCCTGGTCGACGTAGCCGAGGCGCTCGCAGTTCTCGACTGGGATCGCGTCGCCCGGGTTGTAGGCGAGGGCGGTGCCGTGGAAGATCTGCACGGCGGCGACGTACATGCCATACTCCTTCTGCTGCAGCGCGATCTGGTCGGCGAGTTCCGCAGCGACGGGCGAGACAGCCTCCGCGACCGTCGGCGTTTCCGGCTTGCTGTTGTCAGCCACGATGAGGCTCCTTCACTAGTTCAAATCGATGAGCAGGTCGACGATGGTCCGCGCCCGCCCCGTGGTGGAATCAGGACTGGGGATCGCTTGGCCGGCGACAGAGTTGCTGATCGCCGCTGAACCCCACGTGCCGACGAGACTGCGGGCGACAGACCGGAGGACGGCGGCGATTGCTTCGGTATCGAGGACATCCTGGTTTTCCTTGCCCTTGCCCCAGATGTCCGCCTGCACGCGGGCAGTGAGGGTCTCTGGGCGGAGTTCGTCGGCATCCACGATGGACAGGACGATCAGCGGGTACGTCGGCTCTACGCCGCCCACAGGCGCGGGAATCGCGTAGTAGATCCGCTGGTCCACGAGAGCAGTGAGCGCGGTCTGCGCGAGGAGGCCCGTACGGGCCGCGACCTTCGGGTTCGGCAGGACAGGTGTTGGCATCTGCTACCCCCCGGTCACCCTGAAGACCAACACCTCGAGGTGATGGTTGCGTCCGCCCTTGCGCCACAGTTCCGGTTCACCATCGACCTGGTAGTCGACACCGAGGAACCGGATCCGGTCCGTCGCGAGGACATCGGCAGTGTCGGGGAGGAACACCTTGTGGGTGGATTCGGTGCGCTGCTGCGCCACCACATCCTCAGTCGAACCCAGCGGCTGGAACTCAGCCGGATAGTCGACCTTCAGCAACTGGCCTTCGGTGACGTTCGACCAATCCCCTGGGATGGTCGCCCCGTCTGGGCCTGTGGTGTTGGGTGCGCGCAATCTCGTGACCGTGTCGCGGAATCGCATTACGCGTTGCCGGCTGTGATGGTGAAACTGGTGATCGCCACACTCCCACCGGCGGTGATGGAGGTGGAGTTCAGGTTGAGATCCGAACCCGACGTACCCACGTCGCCGTCGATCACTGCGGCGTTTGCGCTCGTCAGGACTCGAAACCACGATGCGGTACCGGTGGCATCAGCAGACGCGTCCGAGGTGATCGCGTTGATCGTGAGCACACCACCAGACGCAGCCGGGGCGAACGTGGCGCTGCAGGGAAGTTCAGCCAGCAGCGTGGTCGCCGTGCCGCCTGTGGCGGGCCGGGTGCCGCTGTAGATGCGGATCTTCCCCGAAGTCCCCACAGCGGTGGTGATCGCGTCCAGCTGCGCGTTCCGCAGCGAAGCAACGTATCCGAGAGCCATTGGTTCACTCCTTGTTACGGTCGCGGCGTGACGCCACTGAAGGGGCGGCTGGTGGCACCGCTGCTGGGACGGGAAGTTGTACCTGTGTTCGGTCTGATGACGGTCGCGCCGAGAGCGGACCCCGAAGCGTTCGCGGTCTGGTTCGCCTGGGTTCTGGCGAGAGTTCCCGTGATCGGGATGAAAACGACGCCCTGAATAGTGGCGGTGCTAGATGCCTGGCTTACCGCGAGCGTCCCGGTATAGCGGAGGACGCCTGACGCTGCCGCAGTCTGGCTGACCTGCGTCGGGGATGCGGTACCAGTGACCGGGTTGACCACTGTCCCCGATGCAGTGGACGTGTTGTTCGCCTGGGTCGGTGTCGCGGTTGCGCTATAACCGAGTTTGCCGGTGGCGGCGCTGGTCTGGTTGGCCTGCGTGACCGCGGCGCTTCCGGAGAACGAGCCGCCGGCAGTGTAGGTGCCGGATGCCGAAGATGTCTGGTTCGCCTGCGTCGCTGCGGCAGTGCCCGAATAGCCTAGTTGTCCAGATGCTGCCGAGGTCTGGTTCGCCTGTGTTCGGGCGGATGTTCCGCTGTAGCCCAGCTGCCCACTGGCGATCGAGGTGTTGCCGGCTTGCGTGACCGCCACTGTCCCGGTCACCGGGTTGATGACGGTCCCAGAAGCCGAGGATGTGTTCGCTGCCTGCGTGGGTGACGCAGTGCCGCTGTACCCCAATTGGCCGGATGCTGCGGATACATCGCCGGCTTGAGTGACGGCCGCCGTGCCGGTGATTCCACTGGCCGCAGTGGGCAGGGTCAGCCTTGGCGACGAGAGCCGCCAAGGGATCGGCGGCCCATCCTCAGTGGTTGCCCCAGTGCCACCAGACAGGGTGCGGGCGTTACCTGAGTAGTCGGCGGTCTCGGCCTTCACCAGCGGGTGGAAGCTAACGAGGCTCGCGATCTTGTTCACCGCGTACTGCTGCGCCTCCAGATCAATCTCGGCGGCGGTGAGTTGCGCGTTCCAGACCTTCACCGCGGCGAGGCACCCGTTCAGCCATTCACCCCAGGGGCTGTCGCCGAGTCGCAGGGTAGCCGCGCTGGTTGCGGTGACTCCGGTGATCGCAGTGGTGCTGAGCGTCGACGAACCCGCAGCCTTGTAGTACAGGGTTCCAGTGGTGCCGCTGGTCGCGAGACCGATGAAATACCAGGTACCGACAGTCATCGCTACCGAGGCGGTGCTGTTGCCGTCCATGACCGCATTGGCGGTGGTGCCGTCCGCGCCCGTCTGGACGCCCCAGTTGTCGGCCTGCCCGTTGTCGATGAACAGCGCAGACGACCAGGTGTTGAGATCGACGCTGATCTTCCACCAGAAACACGCAGTGAGCGCGGTTTGGCTTCCTAGTGACAGCGCCCGCGAGTAGACCTGTCCCGAGCCTGCTATGCGGGCGGCCACCGGCTCACACCTTCAGCAGCAAGAATTGCCAGCGGAATCCCAAGTCAGATCCGGTCGGGTTGTCCACGACGCCCCGGAAGAGATTCTCCGAGGTGATCATGGCCATCGACACCTGCAGTTCAGGGTCCATGCTGGAGAACCCCCAGCTGATCAGCTGGTATCCATCCGGGGCCACGAAGGTGAAGTCGTCCTGGCTGTTCGCTAGGACGCCCCGAGGAGCGTCCTGCTGCAGGAATTCCAACTGGAAAGGGAGAACGACGTTGGGCATGTTCTGCTGCTCCTTAGGTGCTCAGGTAGGAGACCATCGCCCCGACGAGAAGGGCGTCACCTGTCATCGTGTCGGCCGCGTTGTTCGCGTCCCGGGCGATCCGGACCCACACCGCGTCATCTGCGGCGAGCGAATCCAGGTTCGACACCGTCACGTCGATCCGGTGCAGCCGCTGACCCGTTGTCCCGAGGTGCGTGTCGGTGGCGGAGTTCGCGGTCGCCAACGCCTTCGTCTCGACATCCTGCGTATCCGAGTTCGGGGTGATCGCCGCCAGTTGTACCTCCCACACCACGTCACCCGAGGTGGCGGTGTCGGCATACCAGTCGACAGAGACCGTGACGTTCCCCGATGCGTAGTTGACGGCACGGAACTCCCAGAACGCCGCCTCATCAGACGCAGCGTCGTACGCCAAGCTGATGACGGGGATGTTGGTGCCGAGCTTCTGTAGTGCCGGGAATGCGGTGGACAGGAACTGCGCCGCCCCCGGGTCGAGTTGCAGGTTGACGTTCGCCATCAGCCGTCCTCCTCAACCCGAAGCTTGCCGGCGCGGCGCTGCGCGACCCAGCACAGCAGGTCCGTCTTCTGCTGCGCCGATGCGGCGCCACGGAACGGCTGCGGCAGCGCCGTGTTGTACGACGAAGCGTTCGCTTCGATCCATGCGTCAGTGGCATCGACAGCCGCTCTGAGATCGGCCTTGGTGTAGTTGGATCCATCGGTGTTACGCCGCATGAACCAAGCCCAGATACGGATCCGGTCCAGGTCGGGCAGGACGGCCACGTTGTACTCCCCGGGGTTGAGCAGGGTGAGAAGCATGATCACTCGATCGAGAACAGGCCGAGCACGGACCACGAATATGAGCCGCCTGTGACGTTCTGCACCACCAGGCCCTCACCCTCACGGATCACGTAGTCCGACACCACGTCACCGTCGTTCGGGAGGATGTTGAAGAACGGCACCATCCCCACACCGGGCAGGGTTTCCTCCACCGAGACGGGGAGTTCGAAGTATGTGAACGCCTGTGTCCCGCCGACGGTGTAGGAGCGGGCCGCGGTGATCTGAGCCGGCGCGTTCGCGGCGGCGGAGTCGTGCTTCTGGATCGTGATCGCAGTGTTCCCCGTCGTCCCCACCGCAGAGGTCTTCGCCACCCGCCACGTCTGCGCCGTGAGAGCGTTGACCGCCTGTGAGGGTTGGAGGAACACCTTCCGGAACTTCACGACCTTGCCCGAGCCGGCCGCGTTGAACACATGCAGGTACGGCAGGTTCGCCGCAGCAGTTACAACACCGGACCACGCCGAATAGGTGGGGATGTCGCCGATCAGAGAGCCGAGCGGGTTCGCGAGCATCACCACCTGGTGCTCTTTGCTGTTCACGGTCTGCGTGGCGACCGCCGCACCCACGCCGGGGGTGATCGGGACAGAGTTGTTCGCTGAAGCCATGACCGCGCTTTCTAGTCAGTCCCCAGGAACGAACAAGATCAAGCAACGACGGCGAGACGGTACGGCCCGAGATCCGTCAGTTCGGTGTCGTAGAAGAACCCCACTGCGCCGGATGCCGGGATGGCGAACGACTCACTGACCCCGCCGACGGTGTAGGAGCGGCGCGCTTCCGGGTTCTGGTATCTGCGGCCGGCCGCGGCGAGGCACACGCCCTTCACCGAGTCCGGTGCAGTTGCGTAGCCGTGGGTGTAGGTGACCACGACGGATCGCGGCTTCCATGTCCAGGCGCGACCGACCCGGATCAGCTTCCCGTAGGAGGTCCAGTCGAACTGGGTTCCCACGGTCAATGTGGTCCCGTCCTCAACGACGGAAGACACCGCGGTGACCAGCATCGACGGGAGCCACAGTGAACCCTCGCAGTTCCCGTCCAGAGTGATGACGGCACCTGTCTGCTGGGTGATCTCCCAGCCGCAATGGTCACGGATCGCCTTGGATGCCACATCCAGCGCCTGGGTGGCGGAGTAGGTGTCGAGATCCTGTTGCAGGAACCCGGCGAGTTCGGTGGGGGTTGCGAACGCGGCCACTACTCACCCGCCTTGAATCTGTGGTCGGACCCGTGGGGCAGCCGGGAAGAGACTGCCCCACGGTTGATCTGTCAGTTGCGGCCGACCTTGTCCTTGTCGACGTCTTCCGGCTTCACGCCCACTGGGGTGATCTGCCAGCCGCCGTTGACGTAGTGCAGGTCCACGGTGTGCTCCGGGCCCACGGTCGGAGGAGGCGACAGTTCACCACGGGCGATCTTCGCGAGCCAGTCGTCGTCAAGGTCGTACTTCTTGACGAACTCCCGAGTGAGGTTCGGGGCCGCCTTCTGTGCCTCAGCGAACAGGTCAGCGGGCTCGTCGGCCGGCTGCTTCGCGGCCTCGACCACTGGCTCATCCGCCGGCGTCTCATCGGTCTTCTTCGCTGCTGCCATCGGAGGAACTCCTCTCAGGTCAGGGTCGCGAACACACGGACCGCGGTGGCCGTGGACACGTCAGCGCCGGTCCGCCAGAACGCGTACCACGCGCCCTGACCGGTCGG